TCAGCCCGAAGTACAGCGCGAAGGCGAAGGCAAATTAAGGAGGAAAATACTATGGCGACTAAGAAAGAGACTGCTGCGGCGGATGCCGTGGAGAACGCGGTGGAGACTGTGGAGAAAACCGAGGCGATGGCCGAGGCAAAGGCCGAGGCAAAGGCCGAAGAGAAGGCCGAAGCAAAGGACGACGGCATGGTGACCATCCACCTGTTCAAGGATGACGACCGCTACTCGGCACCGGTGTTCGTGGGCGTCAACGGCGACAGCTACCTCATCCAGCGCGGCATCGACGTGAAGGTGCCGAAGGCTGTGGCCGAGGTGCTGGAGCACAGCATCAAGCAGGACGCCGAGGCGGCCCGGAAGAGCCAGGCCATGCAGGCGGCGGCCGGTACGCAGATGATGACCATTTGATAAGAGACCCACCATAGAGCACTCGCCCGGCAAGACCTCTCAGGCGCTTCGCGCCAGCTCCCCTTGAAAGGGGAGCCATTGGCAGGCCGGGAAAGTAAAGCTGGACGCTCAAGGCCCGATGGGGCGTAAAATAGAGTGCTCCGCTACAGAGGGCAGAGAGATATTCCCCGGTACAGCTTGCAGGCGCTTGCTGCGCCGGGGGATTTTGTTTTGGAGGTTTTATGACAGCAGGCGAAGCGATAAAGATGGCCGACGAGCTGAGGCCGAACAACAGCTTTTCGGACGAGATGAAGCAGCTGTGGCTGCGGCAGGCCGACAGCGGCCTGCGGCGGAACGTGGTGGAGCGCAGCGACACCGGCAGCGACTTCGAGGGACGCGGTGCGGATATTTTGTGGGCGGAAGGGCTGGAATACGACACGCCGCTGCTGGCAGACAACGCAGCGGAAGCACTCTATCCCCACTGGCTGGCGGCGCAGATGGACCTCGCCCTCGGCGAGACGGCCCGGGCGGCGAATGAGCTGCAGCTCTACACGAGCTATGTGCAGGAGTTTGCGGCGTGGGTGAGGCGGAATTATATGCCGGTAGGTGGCGGGAGGCTGATGACGTGACGAACCTGAATCAAATCAACAGCCAGCGGCAGCTGCTGCGGGTATTTGGCGGGCTGAACGAGGGGTATGCCTGCAGCGAGGCAGAGCTGAGCAAGGAGAAGAACTTTTCTTCGCGGGGATACCCGGCCCTCGAGACCCGCAAGCCCCGGCGGAAGGTGCGTCAAGCGACCGGGATGAACGGGATGTACCACCTGAACGGCCTCGTGACCGTGGAAGGAACGACCCTGCGGTATGCCCCGGACGACGGCGGCGACACCGTGGAGCTGAAGGACGCCCTGACGGACGGCGAGAAGAAGATGGTGGGCATGGGGACCAAGGTGCTCATCTGGCCGGACAAGATGTCCTTTGACACCGCAGCGGGGACGCTGAGCGCGCTGGGATCCGGCTGGCAGCAGGGCGGCAAAAGCCTGACTGTGACCCCCTGCGACGCTGCGGGCGTGGTGTACATGCCGAACAAATTCGGCGCGACCGAGCCGGAAAGCCCCAAGAACGGCGACGTCTGGCTCAAGCAGGCCGAAGATGCCCCGTGGAGCTACCGCGACGCCCTGAAGCTCTACAGCACGGCGGGCGGGTGGCAGAACATCCTGCTGAACTACTGCCGTGTGACCTGCAAGGGATTGGGCGAAGCCTTCAAGGCCGGGGACACCGTGACCCTGACGGGAATCCCTGGCGTGGTGAAGAACGCTTATTCTGCCGATTTCGGCGGGGATGTGGCGGTGGACGACGTGGCCGGGGACTCAGTGATCCTCTCCATTGCGCCGGACATCGAGAGCGTTTTGTACTACGGCACCTGTGTGGTGACGGGCCAGAGCGTGGTGTGGACGGCCATGGACGGCAAGACCACCCAGACCTTCGACGGGCCTTTCCCGGACGTGACAGCCCAGCGGCGGGTGCCGGATCTGGACTGGCTGACGGAGCACAACAACCGGGTGTGGGGCTGCTCGAGTACCGAGAACGTCATTTATGCCTGCAAGCTGGGCGACGCCACCAACTGGTTCTCCTACCGCGGCACGGCGGCGGACAGCTACGCCGTGACCGTGGGCAGCGACGGAGCCTTTACCGGCGCTGCCACCTGCATGGGGTACGTGCTTTTCTTCAAAGAGAACGGCTTACACAAGCTCTACGGCACCAAGCCCAGCGACTACCAGATGAGCAGCATCCAGTGCTCGGGCGTGGCTAAGGGCGCGCACCAGAGCCTGTGCGTCATCAACGAGACGCTGTACTACCTCTCGATGGACGGGGTGATGGCGTGGGACGGCAGCCTGCCCACCAAGGTGTCGGCCTCGCTGGACGAAGAGAGCCTCAGCCATGTGACGAGAGCAGCCGCCGGCGGGCTGGTGGGACGGTACTACCTGCACACCGAAAGCCCCGGCGGGCAGCGGCTGCTGGTCTACGACACAGAAAAGGGACTCTGGCACGAGGAGGACGCCACCGGCTGGGCCATGTGCAGCACCGGGCGGCAGCTCTACCTCTGGGACAAAGAGGCCATCTGGGCCGCAGACGGGAGCCGGGAAGCCGGCGGCGAAGAAGACACGGTGGAATACGAGGCCGTGACCGGCGACATCGGACTCGGAGACCCGGACGACAAGTATTGCAGCCGGGTAACGGTGCGGCTGGACGCCATGGAGCGGACGGTGGTGACGCTGTGGGCCAGCTTCGACGGCGGCGAGTGGGAAGAAAAGGGCCGGGTGGACACCCGGGACAGGCGGGTGCAGGTGAACCTGCCCTTTGTCCCGACCCGGCACGACACCATGCGGCTGCGCCTGACCGGAAAAGGACAGATCGCAGTGAGGAGCATCGCCATGACGCTGAGCAGCAGCGAGGGCGGAAGAGTGAGTGGTGCGATGCCGAAAAGGTAGAGCCTTTGGAAGAACGCTCGCCCGGCAGGACCTCTCAGGCGCTTCGCGCCAGCTCCCCTAAGAGGGGAGCCATTGGCAGGCCGGGCAGGTCTGAGCTAGACACCTGAAGCCTGACTTGGCGTAAAATGTAGTGCCCTGCGACAGAGGGCAGAAAGGAGCGAAACTATGGCAAGCATTGTAGGACTTTCGAAGATCTCCATGCCGAGGCTGGATGGGCTGGATACGGCCAGCGCCCGGGAGCTGAGAAATTATCTGTACCAGATGCAGGAGCAGCTGGAATACATTTTGAGCAACATTGACACCGAGAATCTCTCGGGGGACTTACAGGAGAAGCTGAAATAAGGCGGGAGAGGGCCTTTAGAAACGGCAGCAGCCGGGAAGAAAACCTCTCAGCTTTGCAGTCCGCCTGACGGCGGCGCTGCAAAGCAGCTCCCCTAGCGAGGGGAGCCTTTCTTAAAGGAAGGAGTGTAATTATGAGCAGAGTGAGCGATGCGAGAGCGCAGCTGGATGCGTGGGAGGCGAAGAAGCCGGGCGACTACACCAGCAAATACAAGGACAAGATCGACGGCGTGATGGGCCAGCTGGACGGGATGAAGGATTTCAGTTACGACCCCACCCGGGATGCGGCCTACGAGCAGTACAAGAACAGCTACACCCGGCAGGCGAAGCTGGCCAACGAGAACGCCCAGGCCAACGCCAGCGCCATCTCGGGCGGGTACGGCTCCAGCTACGGCACCCAGGCGGGCCAGAGCGCCTACCAGAACGCCATGGCGGGCCTGAGCAGCGCCACGAACAGTCTGTACAGCCAGGCGCTGAACCAGTACACCCAGAAAAAGAGCGACCTGCAGAACCAGCTGAGCGGCTACCAGCAGGCCGAGGCGCAGGACTACGAGAAGTACCAGACCAACTACCAGAACTGGGAGAACCAGCGCAACTACTATCAGAGCGCGTACAATCAGGCGGCCAGCGAAAGCCAGGCGAAGAAGAGCCGGGGGAGCGGACTTCTGAACACGATCCTGAGCGTAGGTGCAAGCATACTGATGGGCTTGTTGTAAAGAAAAAGCGCCCGGCCCGGAAGGGGCTGAGCGGTCAAAAACCTCTCCGTCACGCCTGACGGCGCGACACCTCCCCTAATAAGGGGAGGCTAAGAGGAAAGGAGATTAGAAAATGGGAGTTTTTAAGAGATACAGGGACGCGCAGGCGGCGCAGAAGGAAGCGGAGAACGCGATGCCGGGGGCGTACCAGAGCAACTACACCGACCGGATCAACGAGGCACTGGACAGCATGGGCGCGGCCAGCAATGCGGGCTATGACGTAGGCACGGACAGCGAACTCTACCGGCAGTACCGCGCGGGCGCGCAGGCGAATGCCAGGGCGGCGGCCGAGAACGCCGCTGCGGGCGCTGCCGCGCTGAGCGGCGGGTACGGCTCCAGCTACGCAAACAGTGTGGCCCAGCAGGGCTACCAGCAGGCCATGGCGAACGTGGACAGCGGGCTGGCCGGGCTGCGGGACAAGGCCCTGACCATGTACCAGCTGAAGCAGAACGGCCTCTCGGGGCTGCTGAGTGCGCTGCAGAATCAGGACAGCCTTGAGGCGGCGGAGCATCAGGGGGCTGTGGCCAACGCGCAGGACTGGCGGGACTACAAGAAGAGCCGGGCAGACCAGGCGGCGCAGGAGAAGAGCGATTTCCTCTCGAACCTGTGGGAGATGGCGAAGAGCGTGGGCAGAGCCGGTCTGACGGCCTATGACACCTACAAGGGCTACACCCAGCAGCAGTGGGAGAACGAGTTTGCCCGGGAGCAGTGGGAGTACAACAAAGAGCGCACCGGCCAGAGCGATGCACTGAATGCCTACGAGCAGGCGTTCAACCTGTACCAGCAGGGAGCGGGCGATGCCGCGAACGCCGTGCTGGGCCGGTATGGTCTGGACACTGGAATCTTCGACAATTACAGCGGCGCACCCATCACCCGCGCAGACAAGGCGGGTGCGCTCACGACCGCAGCCGGGCTGGCAGGCGGCGGCAGCGACGAGGCTGCACGGGCGGTGCTGGAACTGTACGGCCTGGATCCGAACTCTGTGGGAAATTACAGGACGATCGCAGGACGGCAGCTTGCAACGACGCTGGCAACAAAGAGCGCAGGCGGCTCGGGCAGCTCTTCGGGCAGAAGGAGCAGCGGAACGAAAGGCAGCGGGAGCAGCTGGACGAACAGTCAGCTGCAAAGTATGGCAAAGACATTTTCCTCTATGAAGGGAAATGAGCCGCTGTACGATTTTTACAAGCGGACGCTGACGGATGCGGGCTGGATAAAGGACGACACCCCGAACCTGTTGGAGACGAACCG